AAACTGTTTGCGGCTTGGTATCCTGACGCAACCCATGTATTTATCGCAGACAATGATGAAAATGAGACGGGACAGAAAGCAGCACAAGCGGGCGCCAACGAGGTCAAGCTTGTGGGTGGTAGTGCCGAGATCATCGTACCTGGGGAGGTTGGCCAAGACTTCAACGATGTGGTCAATCAACCAAGCATCGAGGGTGAGATCATACCGAAAGATCATCGAGCAATGGCTGAGGTCATCGACTACGCCGCGCTACCCAAGGGTAGTCGCCTCATGCAGAGCAAAGAAAACTATGCGGTGTTGCTCGAGAAAAATGAGATTGACGTGGCGTACAACGTCATCAAAAAAGAGATGGAGATTGACATACCGGGTATGCGCTTCATCAACGATCTACAAGAGGATGCGATGCTGGCGGAACTCGAGAATCGTTGCATCAAAGAAATGCTCCCGCATGAACGGATGCGGGTGAATCTGCCGCTGCTGGCAAGGGAACACAACCCAGTCAAAGACTGGATGGAAAGCGTTCCGTGGGATGGCACAAAGCGTATACAGCAGTTGCTTGACACCGTGGACGCAGAAGACAACCCTCTGAAAGAGATGTTGATGCGTAAATGGCTGGCCGGGTGTGCGGCCGTGGCCTGTTTGCCTGAAGGTGCCAACTTGGAGGGCGTGCTTATTTTTGTGGGACGACAAGCGATCGGTAAGACGCAGTGGATGAAGTCTCTGGCGCCAAACAAAGACTGGCTCTTAGAGGGCGCCACGCTGAACCCAAGCGATAAGGACAGCGTGAAGCATTGCGTGAGTCATTGGATTGTTGAGCTGGGTGAGCTCGGTAGCACCTTCAAAAAAGCCGACATTGATCAGCTCAAGGCGTTCTTGACTAAGTCAAAAGATGAGCTGCGGTTACCGTATGGTCGAAGCTTTAGCCGTTACCAGCGCCGCACGGCCTTCTATGGGTCAGTGAACGAGCGTGAGTTCTTGGTCGATCCCACGGGCAACCGACGCTTTTGGGTAGTGCATGTCAACAAGATAAATTTTCAACACGGTCTCAACATGCAACAGATTTGGGCGGAGGTTTTGCATGAGGTGTATGAAGGTAGAGAGACCTGGTTCTTGACCAGTGAGGAGCGTGAGCGGTTACAGGCGAGTAATGAGAACTCGAGGACACAGAGCGTGGTGGAGGATCTGCTATTGCAGCAGGTGGACTTTGAAGGGCTGAATACCAAGCCCGTGCAAATGGCAAAGCTTCTCACCGATTTAGGGATACGCGCGCCGAGAATGAGCGACTACAAAGAGGCAAGTCGCATTTTGCAGGAGCGTGGTATCAAGCCCAGAAAGTCGCATGGCAAGAAAATATACGACGTTCAGTACGAACCTGTAGATACCCCCACTGTACCCCGCTCTACCCCCGACTTTTAGATGGGGTGAGGTGCTATACCCCCTATACCCCATTGCGGAAACTCTGAACGCTATATTCTACGCGGGTCTCAGCGATGGGGGGGGTGGGGTATAGTAGTTACAATAAGTATTGTATTTATATATATAAGGTAAAAAGGCGCCTTTATTAGCCTTAAAAGACGTGAAATTAGCTCCCCCTAGTTATAGGCTGAAAAAAGGCACCCTACCCCACCCCCTATCGGTGAGGAGCAATCAACTACAATTACAAAGGTCTGATTATGTATTTACAATTTACTCAATGGCGGTATGCGAATGACTGCGAGCGGGAGGCCTGGGGGCAACCTCGACTGCCTGAAGCAGAGGCGGTGAAATTATTTGAACAACTGAAGGTGAGCGGATGGCTGACAAACCAAACGGAACAGCAAAGCGCGGAAGGCCACGCAAAGAGCGAAAAGCACTAGTCGAGATGCCGCTTCAGTTTGAGGCGGATGACGAGGCGGGAATCACTGAGATGCAGACGAGCTTCGTGTGGCATTACACGGAGGGTGCGTGTGGTCAGACGGAAGCCGCTAGGCGTGCAGGGTTTTCGTTTCCAGCATCAGCAGCAACCAAGATGCTCGACGGCAAGACGTTCCCGAAAGTGACACGCGCGGTGCGAGTCAAACAAGACGAGCTTCGCGAGAAATATGCGGTCACACCACAGAAGACGGGCGCGATGCTTTGGAAGATTGCGGAGACAAGCTTTGAGAATGGTGCGTATAACGCGGCGGTGAGTGCGGTCAAAGAGTTGAACCAGCTTGCAGGGCTGACGATACATCGCAGTCAGAATCTCAACATCAACGCCGATTTACAGAAGATGACAAAGGACGACATCAAGCAACGGTTGAACGAGTTGCTCGGGGTGGACAGCGAAATGCGGGATCGCGACCATTAACCAAGCTGGGTGGGGAGATGTGGGAAATGAACATCGTTTTCGCCCCTCGCCCTCGGGCGCCGCCAAAACTACAAAAAAAAGCAAAAACTTGCACAAAATTCAAAAAGCATAATGAAATCAATAACTTACGTGCAATATTTTTGTTTGCGTGGCGGTGCGTGTATTGCTTGGCTCTGAGCAGAGGCGATACGGGTGTCTGCCAGACCACGCGAACCAGTAGTCAAGAGCGCGTAGCACGCCCTGTATTGCTCTGTGTTGCAAAAGCGCGTGTAACCTAAGGAACCCTATGGGGTCAAAAAAACGCCGTCAAATCGCAATACAAAGCGACCCCCGCACCCCCCTAGATCGCGCCGCCGCATGGCGCTGTAGCTATAGCAAGGTTTGGTACATCCAGCCCTCAAAAATCCTCAACGGAATCTATGTTTGACGTCTACCCCCATGTACGCCATCATCGGCCCATAGACGCACCCACGGAAGGCTAATTATGTTTGCCCCAATGAATGCCAGACAGCAATTCCAACAGCCACCCATGCAGCAATTTATGCCGCAACAAATGCCGCAACCGTTTGGAGGTTTTGGTGGAGGTTTTGGTGGAGGTTTTGGCGGATACGGTAGTCAACAACCCATGCAGCAACCCCTGCAGCAAATGTTTAGCGGTTTCCGTCCTCAGCCACAGGTTGCACAATTCGGTGGTTTCGGTGGTGGCGGTTTTGCTCGCCGCATGGGTAATCCTTTCGGTCAGATGATCGGGCAACAAGGGCCGCAGATGGGCCAGTTTGGTAGTCAGATGCCTCAAGCAGGCTCAATAGTGGATGCCCAAAGGGCTGCCCAGTTAGCCGTTACTCAATCAGGCCGTCAAGGACAAGGAATCACATCGAGACCACCATCAGCGCCAGGCGGCTTAGCAAGTCAAGCCGCAGGCATGTTTGGGAGTGCGTTTGGAGGCCAGGCTCCGCAAAATTTGTTAGCGCAGGGAGTGTTCGGATCGCAGCCTCAAGGCGGGTTCGGCGGTGGAATGGGCGGTAGGATGATGGATCAGCAACGGATGGGTTCCGCATCTTCTCTCCAGCAAGCATTACAAGGTCTGCGCGGTCAAATTTCAGGTTCTCCCTCACCGCAAGCCCCTCAACAGGCTCAAAATACCGCGAGTGAACTTCAGGCACGACAAGCTTCACTTGCAGTACAACCGCAACAAACGCAAGGCACAGAAGCCGCTAGGACTACACCTATGCCCCGATTCAGCGGACGCCCACTACCACCTCGCATGCCTATGCGTGGTGGACCCGTCATGCCACGATTTCCGGTTCAACGAATAATGCCCATGCCCATGCGACAGCCTATGCGACCAACCCTGCGTGGTTTAGGATCGATGGGTATGCCGATGAGACAATTCAATCGTGGCGGTTTCAATCCGTTTATGAGTCAGCGATTTATGCCTCGAGGATTCTTTTAGGAACCCTGCCCACCCGGTTTTTGAAGGAGACAACAAAAACGAGGAGTGAGCGGGCAGGGTGATTTGGTAGGGAAACCCTAAGGTATCCTTTCTGTCGGTGTATTTCTAATTTTTTTTTGCTTACACTCGGCCAATGGCAGACTCACGCAACAAAGGCGCCGCGTTTGAGCGCGATATCGTGAAGCGAATCAACGCATTCGCCGATGATCATGCCCTGGGTTTTACGTGTAAGCGCAATCTCGACCAATACCAGTCTGCAAATCTGTGTGATATCAAGATTCCTGGGTACGCAATCGAGTGTAAAGCGTACAAAAGTGGCTGGTGGTACGCTTCTGCTTGGTGGGACCAGGTCTGTGAGGCGTGCGGTGACGACATTCCCGTGCTAATTTACAAATTCAACAACAAACCTATCCGCGTTTGTGTGCCGTTGCACTCCATCAACGCAAAAATCGCGAAAAACAACGCGAGAACCGTGGTTTTGACGCTCGAGGACTGGTTTTTTCTGCTCAAATCATCGTTTGATGCAGAAAAAGAGGCGGCATAGTGCAAAAAATCGACGACATTGACATTTTTGGCTTTCAAGAAGGCGGTTCTGCTACCGATAAGCGTGAAAGTCGCTTCCCAGAGCTCACACCCGCGCAAACTGCCAACATTTTGGGTGCTTTCGCGGACCCCTTGGGTCTGATTGACATCTCTGGCGAGTTCCCAGAGTTCCCAGCACCTGGTGTGTCGATGTCGGAGATGGTTATCCAGGGGCCACGTTCTCCCAGCCTGGCTGAAAATCTGCGTGAGGGTAATTTTGGCGCCGCTGCGTTGCAAAGTATGGGTGCGATCCCTGTCATCGGTGGTGCAGCTCGCACTGCCCGCGGCATGATTAAGGCCGCTGACCGTTTGGCTAAGGCTGAAAAAGCGGGATTCGATACAGGCACGGTGTATTACCACGCCACCGATAAGCTTGAGTCGGGAGATGAGTTCACACAACTCATGCCCTCAGAGAGAGGAAAGCTCGGACCCGGTATTTATATGTCACCAGACCCCAAGTATACGGAGAGATACATCAGGACGGTGTATCAAACAGGCAATCCAGATAGTCCGTTATTCGATGACAACGCTCGCATCTTGCCTGTGTTTGTGCGGGGGAAGATCGGCGATATCAAGGACTACGATGTTTTTTTCAACAAGGCGCAAAAAGAGCTGGATACAAGTGAGTTAAGCTTTCCCGACGCTCGCGATCTGTTAAAAAATAAAGCGAAAGAAGACATGGCTCAAGCTGGCTTTACGGGGTTCAAGGTCGGTGATGAGCTCGTCATTTTCGATCCGAAGAATGTGCGTTCTGTAAATGCAAATTTTGAGGATCTTGATTCGCCAGAGCTGCTGAAAGCCAGCGGCGGAGCCATAGACATCAACGACATCGATATTTTTGAGCCAGTGCAAAACTTCGTCATAGGCGGCGGGGTCCGCAAGAAACTATTGTCTGGTAAAGCCGACGATGCTGAAAAAGGCATTGGCTCAATTCCTGTGGACGACGAGACGGTAAGGGGCAGCGATCTTCAGTTCTTGATGAATATCGGGCCAGAGGGCATTGAAAAAGCGCAGAGACTCGGTGGTTTTCCGATGCCTTCGCTTGCCATTACGCGACAAGATTTACCTTTTCAGTCATTCGGAGAGATTACGTTGATTGGGTCTCCAACTAAATTTGACCCAAAACGATTAAAAGCAAATGTCGTATTCAACGCAGATGCCTATACCGTGCGAGCGCCTCAACCATTCCGTATCGCTAAAAAAAATGCTGATCGCAAGTTCAGAGATAAATATCAACTCATAGCCGAAGAGTTTGATGAAGGTAGAGTTGATAACATCGTATATGAGCTGGGCAACATGGAAATGAAAAAAACCGCAACAGCGAGTTCTTTTTCTGATGTACAGCGGTTTTTTCAAAGCGACCCAGTCGCAGATGTAGCGTTTTTACGAGATCAAGGCGATACCCGCAGTATACCGAGGCGTTTATCAGGATTAATTGAGCAAAGCGAACTCCGAAAAATGGTTCAAGAGTATGGCGATGCAAGAAAAAAATGGGGCCAAGCTCAACTTGATGAGCTTTTTGATGGGTCAGAAGTTTTCGATGCCTCAGTCAATCGAGATTTTTACACAGGTGAAGGTCGAGTTTTCAAACCATTCACGGGAGAAGAAGTACTCAAATTTATGAAAAAACGCCGTGGTGCGGCTCAAGAGGGAGGCGCTTTCAGTGTAAGCCCTGGTAAGCTTCGCGCTAGTTTGACTGAGCGTCTCAATAGTCTCAAACAAATCAGGGATCAATCTGCTCGCTTAGTGGATGACAAAAAATTTACGAAGTTCAAAGATGATTCTTATCAGAGGGTTACTGATTTAGCAGAGTCGCTCAAGCCATTTTATCGGTTCGACAGCAGCGGTTTCAGATTTTATGACGAAGTGATTGAGCTATTGATTGAGTCAGAGAAGCGAGGCTTGCCTCGCGTCATGCAGGAATTTGGGTTCGACGACGTTCCTCAGTCTGTTGTAGATGAAATTCAAGCCATCAAATCTTATTTCAGAACTGCTCCTACGGAATATTTTGAGGCAAAGCCGCAAAGATTGGTCGATCTTGAAGAGTTTAAGGGTGCGATTGTGCCCGAAGGCACCTCAGATGATCTTGTGCAGGTGTTAAAAGACGCAGGCATACAAGTCGAAACCTATGCAGACGACGCACAACGATTAGCGGCTCGCAAGAAATTTGAGGGCACAGCGTTTTCTGTCGCTGGCGGTATCACCTTGGTGGGACTCATGGCTCCCGAAGAGAGTTATGCCACTGACCCCAGCAACTACGCCAAAATCAAGAAAGCGGTTGAAGAGTTAGAAGGAAGTTTCCCCGACCCACAGGTGCAAGAAAGTGCAGGAATCTTGGGTGCTTTGCGTGGAGCGGGTGAAGTAGCGTATGAGGGGTTGTCAGATTTACTGATTGAGCCTTTCGTTGGCATGAGTGGCGCAGAGTTAGCATTTGAGTTAGGTGCGACCCCGGAGGAAGCAGAAGCAGCAAAAGAACGAGCAAGACGATTGGTTGATTTTGAAACGACCTCTCCCACTGGTTTGCGCTATAAAGAAGCTGTCAAAAGCGGACTGGGTAACTTGGGCGAATATTTGATGAGTGAAGGTGAGCCTCGAATGTTACGCACAGGCGTCATGTCCGATCCGATTCGCAGCCCAGCTCAAGTGCTTTTTCAAGAGGTATTAGATCCAGCAGCAGAGGCAGTTACAGAAGGCGCGCTTGGTATCTTGAGCCTAGATCCTAGAGACACGGAAGAAATGCAAAAGGTGCGACAAGAGGCTGCGCGGCCAGTGATAGAAGCGATCCAGCCAATCTAAATTCATAGCTGTTTCAACCCACGCTCCTCTTTCCACACCCGAATGATGTAGTTGGCTTCTGGCCCCGCGTCGTGTTCCCGGGCGAGTGCCTGGCGGAGAACTTTTTTACCGCGAGGTGAGTGAGGATCGTGCGGCATCCGCCCGGCGACGAAATCCAAGGTGTCGAAATATCGGTTCATAGCTCCTCCAACCAAGACTGAAGCTCCCCTGCCTCAAATTTTTCGAAGGCAGTTTTCACCAGCTCAGGCTGACCCAGTCGCTCTGCTTCCGCATGAATGTCTGCTCGCTGACGTTTGCCACGCTCAAACACACGATGATCATCGCTGTACACAAAATACCAATCGTGATTGAGAAGCATCTGTTTGAGTTTATCCATGAGACGCTACCTCGAACTCACTGAGTTTTTTCTCGATCGAGGTCCACAAACACTTCAGCTTGGATTCCTGGTCAGGGCTGGAAGCTTCATGTCGGAAACAGGTGTTTTCAACACCTCTCACCCTGGGATCATCAGAGCTCATCCGCATAAGCGTGTTGAGCAGCTCCAGTTCCTCGTTGGTGAACTGCAAATACTGCGTACTAAGTAACGTCATTTTTGCTCTCCAGTCATTTGTTTATATCAACTTTTTTTACCTTGACCTGCCATACCCAAGCGCACCTAATCACGCCTCAACGCAACTCGCGACAACCAACCCCGCCACACCAGCCCTGTCGGGCCTTGCCCAAACCCATCTTGCCAAACCTACCCGGAACGCGATCCACCCTACAACGCCATGCAACACCTCGCCTGACCTGCCCTACCATATTCAACCTCGCGCAACCACACGGAGACACGTCGTACCATACCTGCCTTACCGAATCCAAATCGACCTTGCACTGCCACAACAAACCGGATCGTGAAGCACCCAACCCAAACATCCCAAAACTCACCTGACCTGCCAAACCAAACCTAACCCAACCTAACCGCCTTTGAGGTGCGTTTTGATTGGGTCAAGCACGCCAGCCAACTCCGTCAGTTGGTCATACTTGTTGACAAATTGCTCAAGCTCTCGTTGTGCGCTTGCCAAAATTTGAGCCCTAAACTCAGGGTCTTTCATAGCCTCCACCGTTGAGACGTAAGAGCGCACGGTTTTACCGAGATCGTTAGTAAGTGAAACACTCGTAAACACTCTTAATTTGGTAGGCGTGAACGATTCAGGCACGTCAGCACTGGTCACATAAACCAAAGATCTTTTGATCTGCTTCTCAGTTGCCACCCGCTGTTTTGCGGCCGCGATAGAATCATCCCATTCGAAATCGTGGTGAAGAACAGAATCGGGATCGCGAGCGTGTTCGACCAGTTGTCCTGTGGGCGCGACACCACCCCATTGCTCGTCGACAGCTCGTATTTCTTGTAACGCGAGATTGGGGTCTGCCTTGAAGACAGACCCCTTGGCCCACGCTACCGTGGTCACGCTCATGCCGCTTCCTCGAGAATCGCAAATTCACGATCAAGTCGAAAACGACCATACTCACCGCCTTTTTCAGGACGCCACTCACCCAGTCCGATGCCGAACCCAGCGCGCTCAATCAAATTGAGAATGGCCGATTGCGTCAGTGCCTTCGAGTCATATTCGAACTTCAGCGTCATGGCCCACTGCATAAACTCAGGCCGATAGCGCAGGTCAGTTGATCCAGCACCAACCCTCACAATGTCCTCGCGCATTTTGGGATCATCGGTTTCCAGCGCGACAAGGTTCAGCTCAAAATCGTCAGGCCGAATGAACAGCGATTTTTTGAGCAAGGTCTTTTCCAGCCCAATATCTTTGTGAGCCGCACCGACTAAACAAGCTTTGATACCGCCCGCTGGGAACCCGTAGCGCCCGTCACTCAATTTGTAGCTGGCGTTACGGAACTCTTGTGCGGGATCGCGCACATCGCGATTCTTCACTCGAATGCCTGCGTGCTTATCCCTCAGCATTTGAAGCGCCTTCTCATCCCACTTGTGCTGAATAAAAGGACTGGTGCCTTCAATGCGAACCGTCATCAAAGTTTTTTGAATTGGCTCCAGTGCTATTACATTACCCATTTCGTATCTCCTTCGCCCGTAGGCGTACTGTTAGTTTTTTGCCTGGCAACTCCAGACAAAACGGAACGTCGCACACTGTGCGTGTCATTGTCAACACTTTTACACAAAAAACATTTTTGTATAAATATATTGTACATCGACACGGAATATGATTTGATGCGTTATGGAAATGAAATGGGGGTGGTTATGTACATTGAATTGACGGATGACCAAGCAGACGTGCTGCTGAACCAAGTAGCCGACTGGAAGCACAAAGTAGTTGAGGGCAGTGACCTTCAGAGACAGATTGAGGAAATCGAAAAGGTTTTGGTTTTGGCTATTTTGCAAAAAGAAGGAGGCATTAACTATGGATAAAGCGGCATTGAAAAAGCGGTTTTATAATCGCGTGCGTCGCACTTGTCTCAAGCACAACATCGATATTGTGTACGATGGTGTGCCAAAGGCGGTATATGGCGTGGAGCTGGTGAAGGATGGTGTCGTGATGTTTGCCGATCGTACAAACGACAACATGCCACTCGACATCAACTGGCAACGACTGCATGAAGAGATGACCGATTACGGTTACAAGGGAGGTGTGAAATGAGTGGACCGTACAAGCAAATCAACAACATCTATGGCTACATTCGCGTGTCTACGGATGAGCAAGTCAAGTCGGGCATTTCGCTTGAAACCCAGATGCAACAGATCAGCGAGTTTGTGCGCGAGAAATATAATCGTGAGGTCACGCAGTTTTTTGCGGATGAAGGCATTAGCGGTACTCATGCGGTTTTAGATCGTCCCGCAAGCCGTGAAATGACCGACGTCATTGATGAGCACGATGTCGTTATTTGTACTAGGCTTGATCGATTAAGCCGATCAAGTTCTGATTTATTATCGCTTATTCCGCAACTCCAAGAGATCGGAATCACTTTGTTTTTCTGCGAGCAGTTCGGTGAAATGCCGATTGTTTACCCCGATGCTGTCAAAACAAAGGGCTTGGATGCGAAGTTTGACATGAATCATATGGCCAATCAGATTATGTTGATGGTGCTGTCTGCCGTCGCAGAGATTGAACACGCGACGATCAAGGACCGTTTTTCTGCGGGCAAACTGGACTGGGCGTCACGCGGGTATGCGATTGGTGGATCACCGCCCTACGGATTCCGTCATGTAGAGGTCAAGACGGGAAGCAAAACCCGCAAGCTGTTGGAAGAGGTGCCTGAGGAGCAAGCCGTCTTGAAAACCATCTACCGTCTGCACAAGCGCGGCTTGGGTCCACGCAAGATAGCAACGCAGGTCAATAGCTTGCACGACATTCCACCGCTGACACATTCGAAAGTTCAGCGCATTCTTAACCGCAAGTTTCAAGGTTTGCCTAAAGCGGCGTAGCGTCTATGATGGTGGCTCACAGGGGGCCACCTATGACACCAGAAGAGCACATCGCTGAAACGATCAAAATCCTTGAGGATTCCCTCGCTACTGATTTCATGACGGATTCGGTGCGCGATATTATGACGCGCGCCGTTGCACACCTAAAAGCCACACAAGGTAGCTAATGTCAGATGAGACGCTGACAGGCTGGGGGCGGGGTACGTGGGGTGAGGCGGCCTGGGGCACACCCTTACCCGTAGAGCCCACAGGTCTAGCCGCAACGCTGGGCGTTGGCTCTGTTTCTGTTGTCGCCAAAGCGAATGCTATACCCACAGGCCAAGTCGCAACGGCTTCACCTGGCTCGATTCAAATAGTCGCGAGAGCGATCACACAAATCAGCACAGGTGTTGGTGCAACTGCCGCAATCGGCTCTGTCACGGCCGTAGCAAAAGCGACTGCGTCACCCGTGGGCTTGGCCGTCACAACTGGGGTCGGAACTCTCACCACAACGGGTTTGGCAAATGTTGTTCTTGATGGGCAACAAACTACCGCCGCGTTTGGTGAAATACAAACTGTCGCCAAGGCCTTGATTCAGGTGACGGGCAACGGCATCACAACAAATATTGGAAACAGCTTGGTGTACGGGGAGATAGACACCTCCCAATCGCCCAACTACACTATTATCGATGATAGCCAGACCGCGAGTTTTGCTGAGATCAGCTCAAGTCAAACACCCAGCTTTGTTACGGTGGATGATAGTCAGTCAGCGAGTTACTCCAACGTCAGCACAAGTCAAACGCCCGACTACGAGGAATTAGATGCTGGGCGATCAGCAGCATAGCAGCGAGGTTAAGGCATGGCAGTTTATACAAATGATTTACGACTCACAGAACTCGCCACGGGCGAGGGTTCAGGCACCTGGGGCACGACAACAAATACTAACCTGTCGCTTATTGCAGACTCGTTTGGTTTCGGTACGGAGGCGATTACCACAAACGCTGATACGCACACGACTACAATAGCAGACGGCAGCGCCGATGCAGGTCGCGCGATCTTCTTGCAATACACTGGCACTCTCGACTCGACTTGCACCATCACGATTGGTCCCAACACCGTATCCAAACTGTGGTTCATTGAGAACGCAACCAGCGGCTCGCAGTCAATCATTATTAAGCAAGGCTCAGGTGCAACGGTCACGATTGCGAATGGTCAGACTAAAGCCATCTACTCAGACGGCGCTGGTTCTGGTGGCGCGATGGTGGATGCGCTGCAAGACCTATCAATACCTGACCTTTTCATCGACGACGATTTGACATTCACTTCGGACAGCGCAGTCATTACCTTTGGCGCGGATGGTGACACCACCCTTACTCACACAGACGGCTCTGGCCTCACGCTAAACAGCACCAACAAAATTATGTTCAACGACGCGAGCCAGTTTATCCAAGGCTCTAGCGCGACGGTCTTGGCGTTGGGTGCTACCGATGAGATTGACCTAACAGCCACCGCGATTGATGTCAATGGCACGATGGATGTCAGTGGCGCGTTGACGGGTAGTACCGCAAGTTTTTCAAGCTCTTCAGACTCAGATGTTCAACTGACTCTGACAAACACGGATGCAGGAGCAAGTGCTTCGCCTACTTTGGATATACGTAGAAATTCAGCTAGTCCAGCCGATGACGACCAGTTGGGGCGCATTCGTTTTCGAGGTGAGAATGACGCGAGCGAAAACATCACTTATGCCAGTATCAGTGTTTTAACGGCGGATGTTACAGATGGGACTGAGGATGGCACTTTCCGAATCACTACAAAGCAAAACGGCGCTGATAAACAACGAGTGTCTATAACTTCAGCAGAAACAGTATTAAATGAGCAGAGTGCTGATATAGATTTTCGCGTTGAGTCTGACGGCAGTACTCACGCCTTATTCGTTGATGCTGGCAACAATCGAGTAGGTATTAAAAATTCGTCACCCGCCACAGAGTTGGACGTTGCTGGCACAGTAACTGCTGATGGTTTGACTGTTGATGGTGCGGCAACAATCACAACCGCAGGCAACACAGCTCAGTTAGTTTTGAAGTCAACCGACGATGATGCAAATGTTGGGCCTCGCTTAGATTTAACAAGGGATAGTGCAAGTCCTGCTGACGGTGATGTTGCTGGGCAAATACGATTCATGGCTGATAACGACGCCGGGACGGAAACTAGTTTTGGTTTTATCCGAGCAGAACTAGATGATGTCAGTAATGGCTCTGAAGATGGTTCTATAGATATACAAACCGTCATTGCTGGGACAAATAGAAGTCGAATAAAAATAGGTTCTACGGAGACGGTTGTTAACGAAGCCTCTCAAGACATGGATTTCCGTGTTGAGTCTGATAATAAAACTCACATGTTTTTTGTGGATGCGGGTAACAATCACGTCAACATTGGAGCTAGCACGGATCGTGGTGGATTACTTAACATCGAAACTGCTGATAATAATAGTCAATTAGTTCTAGTTAGTACGGATGATGATGCTAGTACTGGCCCAAGAATGGATTTTTTGCGTGATAGCGCAAGTCCAGCCGATGACGATATTGTTTCTCAAATTCGTTTTAGGGGTAAAAATGATGCTAGTGAAGAACTAGCTTATGCCTCTTTGAAAGTAGTTGCTACAGATGTTACTGATGGCACAGAAGATTCTGAGTTTCAAATTAATACAATAGTTGCTGGTGCCGCTTCTGCTTTATTAAAAATTAACTCAACTGAAATCGTTCTTAATGATGGTTCTAAAGACGTAGACTTCCGCGTTGAATCCAACGGTAATACTCATGGTTTTTTTGTAGATGCTGGCAACAATCGCGTAGGTATTTTAAATAGCTCACCCGCCACGGCCTTGGATGTTACTGGTGTTATCACCACAGACGGACTAACCACTTCTGCAAATCTTACATTGGATGCAGGTGCTGAATTACTGACAAGCACCGCTGGCTCCGACAACATTCGTATTGGAGAGGCCGCTGGTGATGCGATAACGAGTGGTGCCTCAAGCAATATCGCTATTGGCAAAAATGCAAATGGTTCGATCACCACTGGGGATTCCAATATTGCGATTGGTGTTGGCGCACTCAAAACTGAAGATACTGGCGTCCGCTCAATAGCCATTGGAACCCAAGCTCTAGCAAATCAAGATAGAGATGGGTTCAACTACAACATAGCAATCGGCTATGAGACAGCAAACGATGTCACCTCTGGAATAAAAAATATTATGGTGGGTGGCTTTGCGGGTGACGCAATAACGACTGGGCAAGAAAACGTGGCTATTGGTCACGTATCTTTAAGCACAGAAGTTGCGGGTAATTACTCTGTCGCGGTAGGCCAAGGCACCTTACAGAACCAAACAAACGCCACGTCTACAGATGTATACAATGTAGCGATCGGGTATGACGCTGGAAACGATATAACCTCGGGAGTTCAAAATGTCTTCATTGGCAGTTTTGCTGGTGATGCCCTCACTGATGCGGACTATAATGTGGCCGTGGGCCAAACAACTTTAGGTGCGGACACTTTAGGCAGTAGATCAACTGCGATTGGCTATGCCGCTTTGCTTAGTCAAAACTTTACTACAGCCACAAATTCTAACAACACCGCTGTTGGGTATAATGCAGGCAAGTCTGTCACTACAGGTTTAAATAATACGTTATTGGGAGGCAGTGCAGGAGACGCTCTCACCGATGCCGATTTCAATGTAGCGGTTGGTCAAGGCGCACTCGGTTCTGATACTTTAGGTTCCCGTAGCGTAGCGATTGGCTATCAAGCACTAGTATTCCAAAATTTTACAACGGCTACAAACGCAAACAACATAGGGGTTGGTTATCAAGCTGGGTTTAATTTAGTCGGCGGGCAGAATAACGTGCTGATCGGCACACAAGCAGGTCATGATATTGTCGGTGGAGACAACAATACAGCCGTTGGAACGCTTGCTTTAGATGCAGAAACCGAAGGGCAAAATAGTGTTGCTATAGGTCGAGCCGCGTTAGGCGCTCAAAACTTTACAACAGCAACCACTGCTTTAAATGTCGCCGTTGGCTATAACGCTGGTCTAAACATAACCACCGGGCAAGATAATACCATTATTGGTGGGGTTGCGGCGGACGTAATGACTACAGGTGACGGCAACACCTTCGTGGGCAAAGCGTCCGCTGGTGCAGGAGACGTGACAGGCAACAACAATACCGCGCTTGGAATCGCATCGGGACAACAACTGACAAGCGGTGGTAACAACCTGTTACTAGGTCATGACGCTGGTGTGTCAGGTAGTCCGGGCGGTCAAATCGACACAGAAAGCAACACGATAGTTCTTGGCGATGAAAACATTAGTTCGTTTAATTGTCAGGTCGCGCTAACTGTAGCATCGGATGAGCGGGATAAGACTGACTTCGTAGATCTAGATCTTGGCCTAGAGTTTGTCAAAGCACTTGAGCCAGTGACGTATTATTGGGATCGACGATCCAGTTATGGTGATAAAGAAGCAGAAGATTACGATCTGACGGCTCAGACACCCGATGGTACGCACAAAGAAGATTGGATGGACGTTGGGTTTAAGGCGCAGTCTGTGCAGGCGCTTGAGGAAG